ATGTTTGCGAAAATTCGCACCAAAGTGTTGCGAGTTTTCGCAACATGTTCTATATTTGCGATGTGTTTCGTGCGGAAACCGCACAATGAAGCTAAGAAAATAATGATCAGAATAATGATAGAAGCCTCCGTGAAGTTGGCGTTGAGTGAGGAGTTTGGGGTGTCGGTGCAGTTCGTTCGGGCTGCGCTGAACTTCAAGCGTGGCGGCGATAAGGCTATCGCTATCCGCCGCGCTGCTCTCGAACGCGGGGGAAGGCAAACAGACGGCAGCCCCGACAAGGTTGCCTTGTCGGCGAAAGAGTACGCACAGCGGTGAATACTGTAAGTGGTTTTCTCATAGAAGAGTCGCCTAAATGCCTGTGAAGGTACAGGGCGACAATGGCAAGAACGGGGTAGGTGTATTTGGGTCGACCTGCCGAGGTTTTTTTCGGGTTTTTGACCTCCATCACTACGTGCGTGGTTCGACTCCACGCCTTGCCACGATACGGCTTAGGCCGCTCTCGATTACAAAAACAATAAGGGGCGCCTGCCCTCTGGCTTACTGCAGGCAGAGAATATGGATAACGTATTGGATAAATTGGAGGAGATCAAGGCTTTTGTCGATGGGCTTTCAGATGAGTTCACAGACAAAGGCTGTGCAGTAGTCATGGCCGCTCATGCCGGGCGATGCTTGGGCTCGATACGAGGATCATATCAGATGCTGACTAAGCTATTAGCTTACTGCATGACCAGCGATTCGGACTTCGAGTCCGCAGTCGAAGAAGCCCTCCGATTTTGTAAAAACAGACGAACAGAAGCCCTACTCGTAGCGTGCGGAAGTGGTAAAAAGAAAAACAGTCATGTATGTTGAGCAAGATGGACAAGGCGGCCTCAATATAATGGGTATATCCCCTGACACGGCCGGGTCTCTGATAGAGGCTATATGTATGCATATAAATGAGTATAGGAGGCAGGGTATCACTCCCGATCCCGAACTCGTGCGTATGAAGATAGAGATAGAACGGGAGATAGTCGGATGAGAGGAATGAAAAAAGTAGCGATCATTCGCCGTCCGGGTGCTGCTTCTGTCATCCGGCAAATTAGAATACTTGAGCCGGCGATCTTGAGTATCGACCAGCGGATCGAAATAGAAGCTTTCTCGGAATACTCAGTTGTCGTATGGCTCCCTTTCGATCGCTTCGAAGAGTATCGCAATCGAATACAAACACTCATTGACACGCATGTGTCATAGCAATATCCTGTGGTAGGGAAAGAAGGAAACCGGCGGCTACTCCCGACGAGCTTCGCGGACATCGACGAACTCGCAGCCGAAATGGGCAAGGAGGAGTTTCGCGCTTATGTAGATCGGGTGTACGCCGCCGTCCTTCGCCATCCTCCCTACGTGCCTCTCGACATCGAGAGCAGGTGCACACCACAAACACGAAAAAGATTTATATCCGTTCTCTGGATGTTCCTCGCAGAGGGCCATGGCGGATATTTCGATAACGAGATAAAACATTTCACCCGATATGATGACGCTCCCGTGGCTGAAGTCAGAAGAAGACTTCTTGAAAGAAAATCTCGGATCAATGCCGATGAGCGAGCTCGTGCGCAGGCTAAAGCGAAGCGAGACCGCTATAAGGCTGAAAATACACCGTATGCGAATAACCATACGGGCTGTGGTGCCGGATCGGGAGAACCCTCTACTCTCGATCGTTAGAGGAAAATTCAATGGACACCCGGAGTACTTCACCCCGTCGGAGGATTTCTATGCGAGGACGGGTATATCTCGCAATCTATTCTGGAAGATGTATCGCGGGGAAGTGCGGGCTTCGGTGGATGTCTGTAAAAAAGTAGCGGAAGAGTTGGGACTGACGGGTGTCGAGCTCATCGGAGCTCTGCAGCAGTCCCTTTTCGATAATCCGGATTTCATTAAACAAGAAGAAGCGATATGAAAGAGAATGATGAAGAATTGCGAGAGCGAGTGCTTGATGAAGCACAAGCATATCTCGGCGCGAAGTTTGAGGCTTATTGCCAGTATTGGAATATCCCGAAGGGCGAAGCAGAATCTTTCCGCACTGCCTTCGACGCCGGTGCTCGAGCTGAAAGAGAGATCGTACTTAAACTATTAGGCAAGGAGGACAAGCACTGATTTATATATCCCACTTGCGGTATTCCGAAAAATATTTCTATGTTTGCAATGCCTTACATAAACGCGGAGCGGGATACCGCTTCTAATTTGGGAGCGGATTTTTTATATCCGCATCTCAGTACCTATAGGTACAGTACCCCCTCGTGGCAGCTTAATGGCTCCACTGCTCCGCGTGAGTGTAAGGCAGAGGGAAAGGCTGTACCTTCTTTTTATTTACAGCCCAACAAACACATTTCTGACATGCCTTACGCAGAAAAAAATGTTTATCGCGGGAGCGTTGTATCCCCTTCAGACACGTGCCCGAGCTACGAAAATGCTCTACAACGCCTCGAGACCTTGAGGCAATCGATTAAGAGTTGGATGGAGACCACCATCCGCTCAGAGTTCCCTGAAGCTACAAAGACCCGGAGCCGCCTCCGGAAACTGCCACACGGACGCGTGCGTTATTGCGCATCTGTGCGGAGTCACGGTTTTACCTAAGCTTCTCTACCTATTCGCTAACAGCTTTCTCCGCTGCTGTGAGCCGCGCCGGAGCCAAGCATCGTATTCATCACACAGCACATTATGAATGACGGAAAATACATACCGGTAGCGGGATCGATCGGATCCTGCTACCGCACACCTAACACGCCCGAATCGGGCAATCTCTACCTCATGAGCTTTCAGCAACTCTGTGAACGGAACAGGCGCATAGCCAAGTCGATGGAGGAGAAGCGATGAACACGATACCACAAGACGTCATTGACAGCGTACGCGCCGCGTCGCCAATCGAGAAGGTTGTAGCCGAGTATGTGGCTTTGCGTAGAGCAGGAGCCAATTATAAATGCACCTGCCCCTTCCATGCAGATAACAATGCCTCCTTGATGGTATCTCCCAGCAAGGAGATATGGAAGTGCTTCGGATGCGGCAAGGGAGGCAACGTCTTCTCTTTCCTGCAGGAGCATGAAGGCATCTCCTTCCCGGAGGCGGTGCGTATACTCGCCACTCGAGCCGGCATCAAGATGCCGGAGGCGAAGCTTACGGACGAAGAGCTGGAGCGGCAGCGCAAGCGCGAATCGCTCGAGTCTGCTCTGTCTTTTGCCCGCGACACTTATCGCTCCCTGGTGACTGACCCGTCCGCAGAGGAGTTCCTCGCGTCGCGTAAAATATCCGCGGAGACGCTCGCACTGTACGAGACCGGCTATGCTCCAAGCGGCCGCGACTACCTGCTGCAGCAGGCACGGCGCGCGCAGCATGCCGATGCTGTGATGTTGGATGCCGGACTGATAGGCTGTAGCGAGCATGGCGGTCACTTATACGACCGCTTTAGCGGCCGCATAGTTTGGCCCTTCCACACACCCAGCGGGCGCATCACCGGATTTACAGGCCGCTGTATTGATGGTAAGAGCGAAGCTAAATACTTAAACAGCCCGGACACCCCCCTCTTCTCGAAGGGGCGGGTGCTATTTGGGCTGTGGCAGGCTAAGCGGCACATCGTGCAGGAGCAGCTGGTCTACCTCGTCGAGGGGCAGATAGACGTCATGCGCATGGCCGATATAGGCGTGCGCAATGCCGTCTGTGGCAGCGGCACGGCACTGACCCCCGAGCAGGCACGGTTGCTGCTGAGATTTACAGAGAATGTCACCCTCATCTATGACGGAGACGAAGCAGGTATCAAGGCGACAAAGCGCAATGCAGAGGTGTTACTGCAGGAGGGTCTGAACGTGCGCGTGATAGACTTGCCGAGGGGGCATGATCCGGACACCTATTTTCTCGCTGCGTCGGAGAAAGAGCGTACCAAGACGCTCAAGAGCTCGAAGGATGTGATCACCTATCTCTATCATAAGAGCGAGGCCGACGATATGGACGCGATGGCCAAGGCGGACGCCATCGGCGATCTCTGCCGACTGATCGCCTTGGTCTCTGACAGCATCACGGCCGGTCAGCTCATCAAGACGCTTGCCCGCCTGAGCAAGACGTCCGGGGAAGACCTCACCGACGCCGTGCGCCGACATCGGCAGTCGCGCCCCAAACGGGCCCTGCCAGAAGCCACCGGCAAGGCCTTCATCGGGATGGACGAACTCCGCGAGCTGACGGAGGGCAAGCGTGTGGCGGTGGAGCTGACGTGGACGCCAGACGAGTACGGCGAGAGATGGAACAGTACGCCGGCACTACTCGTATCCGGCATGCCATCCACGTACGAGCTTCAGGACCTGCGCACGATCACAGATCGCCTGCGTACACAGATAGAGATAAACATAGGCGAGGAGCTCGAAGAACCTGCCGAGCTGGAGACGCTGCGACAGATGGCTCGTGCCGGCTTCGACTTGACGATCCTGCAGCGGGAGAATAAGTATGAGACCGTGAGCGAAGACGGAGAAGAGCATCGACACCTGGTGTCCACGCTGCGCGAGTATGGCTGGACGGAGTACTATATCAGTCTATATTCCGGCTTCCACGAGGCTTCCGAGAACACCCGGAACGTGGTGCTGCAGCGCTGTGCAGAGGAGATCAGCTATGCGGACGACACGATGCGAGCAGCCAACATGACGCGCTATGCCCGTATGCTCGATGTGACGAAGCAAGCCCTTACGTCCATCGCCGACCCCTTCGTGCGTTTGCGCCGCAACGAGGCCCGTCAGCGCAGCAATGCCATCGAAGATGAGGACGGCAACGCCGTGATCATCAATATGGACGAGGTGCCGGCTTATGTGATGGAAGATGATGAGATGCGCAAGCAGTACCAACGCTTCGGATATTTTCCGCTTCGGAACAAACAGGGCACTCGCGATATAGGCTACATGTTTTCCGACAAGGGAAAGGGCTTCATCCGCGTGGGCAATTTTTTCATGCGTCCGCTCGTGCATATCATGCACGACGAGAGTCAGAAAAACAAGCGGATCGTGGAGCTGAGCGTCGCTAACCATGCTGGATTTCTCTATATGGATTTTATCTCGAAAGAGATGCTCGGAATTACGCAGTTCGAAGCGCGTATTTGGGAAAGGGGCGGCTTGTGCTTTACGAATGGGAATCAGGATCGACTCAAGTCTATCCTGCACTCGATGGCAGATAAGTTCCGCCCCTGTACGGAGCTGGAGACGCTCGGTTGGAATGACCTCGGCTTCTTCGCCTTTAGCAATGGTCTCTATCACGAAGTGGACGGAGACTGGAGGTTTACTCCGGTTGACGAGATCGGACTTGTAGAACATGAAGGAGAGGGCTACTTCCTCCCCACCTTCAGCCGCATTCGGATCGAACGGAAATCTAACGACTCCGAAGGAGACCGACAGCGTAAATATTTGAAGTATGATCCTTCCCGTACGGCGGATATCACCTTCGCCGAATGGGCAGCCTTAATGGATGAAGTCTATAAAGTGAACGATAACGGCAAGTGGGCGACACTCTTCTCTATTATGAGCGCCTTCCGTTCCGATATTTTCAGCTTCGATAGGCTGTTTACTGCCATATTTTTTGTTGGTCCCACAAACTCGGGTAAATCGAAAATCGCCTACAGTACCCGAGCACTGTACATGCCGGAGGAGGCGTCCTTTTTTAACCTGAATTTGGGCTCCATCCCCGCGCTCAGCAGCATACTGGAGCACAACCGCAACATACCCGTCATGTTGGACGAGTTCAAAAACGACCTGCCACCGGAAAAGATCGAGACGTTGAAGGCTGCTACCTACGACGGTGAAGGGCGACAAAAACGCAAAAGTGCTGACAGCAAGGATGTCGATACAGCTCAGATAAATGCGGCTATCATCCTGCTCGGGCAGGAATCCCCCGACACCAACGACGGGGCTTTGGGAAACCGCTGCGTGATCTGTGACGTGCCCCTGCACGGAGAGTGGACCGAATCGGAAAAAGAAGTGTTCGATAGACTGAAGTCCTATGAGGCGCAAGGGCTTCATCACCTCCTCTTCCAGGTGCTTGCGATACGACCAAAGGTGCAGGAGTTCTTCCGCCCTATACAGCAGGGTTGCATCAAGGAGCTGCACAATGCCGTGCGAGGCAAATTGGCAAACTGTGATGCATTGCCCCGCGTGCTCAACACGGTGAGTCTGTTCCTTGCCATGCTGCGGCTGCTGGAGCGGCACACCGATTTGGAGCTGCCATTCAGCTACGACGAATTCTTTCCGCTGGCAGTGGAAAAGGTTGTCAAACAAGTGGAATCGCACGCAAAGAGCAATAAGGTAAACCGCTTCTTCCAAGCGGTGGTGACCTTGCTGAACGACGGCAAGGTGGTACCCGGACGGGATTACAAAATAGACCATCCCCGGATGGGTACGGTTACAATAGTCAAGAGCGGCCGCACCTCGGAGTCGGTGCCCGTGCCTGACGGCACTCGCCTGCTCTATCTCAAGGTAGCAAGTATATTCCCTCATTATGCGCGCTTGGTTGGTAGCGAGCATCTGCCGATCGGGTCGCTGCAGAAATACTTAGAGGGCACTCCTTACTACATCGGTCGATCTGCATCGACGCGATTCACGTGGGAGGAAACCGTCGAGGTAAGCAGCTCGGAGGCTGCAGGGTATGCCACCCAACAGGAAGACCCCATCAATGGCGGCATGATGCCACCGATGCTTGGCGGCAACCTTGCCCGCCGCGTGCGTAAGACGAAGGTCGACAACACATCTTGTGTTGTCTTCGACTACGAGCAACTGAGGGAGACGATCGAAATAGACCTCGCCCGGGATATGTTCGAAGAGGTAGAACCAGAAGAGATGTTCTGATGAAGAGAAAATGTTTAAACTGCCCGCACTGTTTCACGGACAGATATGGGGATCCTGTCAGCTGTGATTATGGACTGACCGATGGCGCAATGCACATCGGTGATATTTGCCCAAAAGACCATAAAAAAATCAGAAATTTCAGAGAATGATATGAAGGATATTCTTGACGCTTGCTGCGGAGGCAGGATGTTTTACTTCGACAAGAAGGACCCTCGAGTACTCTTTCAAGATATAAGGGAGGTGCAGACAACTCTTTGCGATGGACGCAAGTTCTCGGTTTCTCCAGATGTAGTTGCAGACTTCAGAAGTATGCCATATCCTGAAGAGTCTTTTTCTCTTGTTGTATTCGATCCTCCGCATCTAAAATACAGCGGAAGTAAAAAGGAATTAAACGGATGGCAAATGGTGAAATACGGAAGTCTCGGAAAGGACTGGAAGGAGACTATTTCACGCGGCTTTAGTGAGTGTTTCCGGGTGCTGAAGCGTGGAGGCTTCCTGATATTCAAGTGGAATGAAACTGACATTAGATTGTCAGAAATACTTGAGCTGACAGATGCAAAGCCAATTCTCGGACACAAGAGTGGAAAGCGAAGCAATACCCACTGGGTATTATTCATGAAATAGCAATACAACTTCAAATAAAGAATGAAATGATTATCAGAGCGAAAAAAGGAACAGCACTCGAGGATAGATTGAGAGAGCTATATGAAAGAATAGAAGTCGAGCGGAAGCGCGCATTTGAACGTGCGAAGGAGATTTTCGGAGCAGAGCCTGTCGGCATGACATACATGTGGGGACTGGGATTCAGCTACATGTATTCTATTACGAAATATGTTGTGTTTTCATCTCCGCTACAGAATGCACCTGCTTATGTTGTGCAAGTAGGCGAAGACAGATATAAGCTATCGCGTCGACATAAAGCTTCTCGAGAGTTTATCTCAAAATTCCAAGAGGAGTTTCGAGGTATCAAACCTGGGCTCAATGAATTCGGAATACATACGAAACTGGATTTAAGATACTGCTCATGGCAGGTTATCCGTGAACTGACAGGAGGAATGGTTTTCATCGCATCAGACTGGTGTTTCACCGGTGCAGCTCGCGATCAATACGACATCATTGCAGAGTCAGACATACAGTGCACTTGAGGCAGCAACCGCCGAGGTCGTTCGACGAAGGAGAACCCCGCCCCCTTGAGAGGCGGGGTTTTTCTTTGGCGCAAAGTGATTTCTTTCCGCGTCGACAGTGTCGTCGACAAAGTCATTTCTTTCCTGCGTTGGCAGGTTCGTTGTCAAAGTGATTTCTTCTCGTCGTCGATCGGGAGAGATGAACTCCCCCCCCGTACCCCTTGTAATGAAAAGTTTGTTTTAAACACATCTTGAACAGGGAAATACCCGAAAAATGCGTCCAACAATCCAACTTCGCCCTAAAATCGCCTATTTGTTCAATGGTAAGTAGTAGTAAGTAGTTAGTAGTTAGATAGTTATATTGTTTGTATATTTGTTGGACGTTGTTGGACGCTGTTGGTTTTGTGGGTGTTTTTGTTGGACGCAGGTTATTTTTTGTTGGAAAGGCGCCTTTCCAACGCCCGTCCAACAGAACCAACAGCCGTATCCGCACCGTCCTACCCGCCTAATTTTGTAAGAATTTGATTTTCAGTGGGTTACTAATTTTGACAGGCATGTTTGTTGGACTGTTGGACTGTTGGACGAAAAAAAAGAGGTCGGAGGCGGCAAAAACATAAAAACTCGGCATGGTGCGAAAAAAAAATAACATATCACTGTAATACAGATAGTTACAAAAATGGTCATAGCGAAAATCAACATTAAACCCCATCTTGCAGAGTATATGCGAGCAAAATTTTGGGATTCCGACCTTCAGGCCGTGAGATTACCTGACAAGGACGATCTGTATATCACCATATACAATCTTACAAGCAAGAGGCCTGCGAATGCCGGCATCGATGATGGCAATCTCCCTATTGCCATTCCCCACCGTCGCGAGGGAAAGAATCCCGCCTGCTGGAACTACCTTGGCGTTAGGGCGACCGTTCAAATAGAAAGCCTTATAGAGGTAAGGTTTTGGGCTGAGCTGCATCAGTATCTGGATGAGCAGAAGCATCGCTACAATATTGATTACATCGCTTCCATCGAGGTCTTCATGAATCGATACGATATTCAAAGCATCTCAGATGAAGCTCTGAGAAAAAATTACTACAGATGGAAACGATCCTTGCGACCAACCGCTGAAACCAGAAGCTACAGAAAAAGACGCTGACCAAGCGTGTCTATTTGTCCCCTGCCGGGGAATGATATGGAATAAAAGAGAATAACGCGGAATATATGCACAAAGAACTATGCAACCAGATCGGCGTTGCCATCCTGGGAGAAATGGCAACGAAGGCACTCGATAATCTGACTGTCTCTCCTCAAATGATGCTATTCCCTTTCGTCTTTAACGCTGATGATTTCAGCATCGAAAGCAGCGTCAATAAAGGCGAGCACGGGATTCGCTATGAGATAGATCAGCGTATCAATATCGATCTCCCCGCCCCTGCGACCTTGGCTAAATTCAGAATCCGTCGTCGCTGTATCGTCTGTCTTAAGACTACCGATGACGATACCTATATAATAGGAAGCAGGCAATTTCCGGCAGTGGTAAGCATGCTGCCGCATCTTAACAAGGCCGTTTTGCATCTAAAGCACGCCTCTATCACACCTCAATTCGGCTGATTAAAGTCCTTTAGCACCGCTTGTTATGCCTCTACATTCGCAGCATAACAAGCGCGTATGATTATCGACTTATCTAAAATTTCACGGGAATCTCTGGATCTGGTGCTTAATCCGAGTGGATGGCTGATAGATATCGGAGAGTTTCATGCTGCGCTGGCGGATATTATTTTATCGCGCAGCGCCGAATACTCATATAGCAAGGACTGTTTCAAGCATGCCGAGGCAATTGCTGCCAGAGTCAACGGTATCAGTGTCGTATCGGGGGATAGCTTGAGTCAGGATATTCCTGAAGGTTCTGTTGCCTACTATCGAGTGTCCGGGCTGGTACGTTCGGATTATCCTTACGACTGGTACTTCTCGAGCAAGAGGATGGTACGCGACCTATTGAGCGCAGAGGGCAATCCTAATATCGCCGCCCACTTTATACATGTAAGCTCCGGAGGAGGAGAAGCCTGGTATCTTGACAGGCTATACGAAACTCTTATCTCGCTGGAGAAGCCCATTTTTGCGCATATTGAAAAAATATGCGCATCTGCTGCATACTATATCGCCTGTACGGCACAGCAGGTGATGGCCGAGACGCCGAATTGTACAGTGGGGTCAATAGGTGTCATGTGCCAGTTTACCAACCTGCAAGGGCTGTTTGAGAAGCTGGGGATAAAAGATGTGCAGTTATACGCCTCCGGCTCTGATCTCAAGAACAAGAAAATCCTCGACGCCTTGTATAGAGAGAAGCCCGAGGAGTTTATTCGCAAAGAGCTTAATCCCATCCGTGAGCAGTTCGTCGATGCCGTTCGCGCTGCACGTCCGGCTCTCTCAATGCTGGCAGATGATCACCCAGTGATGAGGGGTGAGGACTATCGCACCGAGGAGGCTCTGGCAGTCGGCCTTATCGATGGCATACAGACTCTCGAACAAAGTCTGCGTGATGCACATCGGGCCGGATTGGCTTATCTCGATTCCGTTAGGACCAGAACACAAGCACTCAATTTTCTCAACCAATAGCTAATATGAATTTCAAAGAGATGATGAATGCGGTCTTGACCGCACTCGGTCTCGTCGATAAGGCGAGGGCCGGGACGCTTACATCTGAGGAATGGACTCGTATCGAGTCTGAGCTGAAGAGTAAGTACAATATCGATCTGTCTGCTGCTGTGCAGGATGCACAGAAAGCCAGCCGGCTCGAGGAAGAAAGAAAGCAAGCACTGGATATCATCAACGCATCAACGCCCGGCGCGGAGAATGCTGATGATGCAGATCCAGCGCCTGAAGCGAGTCTTGTCGAAGAGGTTAAGAAGATGACCTCTTTGCTTGATTCTCAGACTGCGACGATCACCGAGTTGCAGAATCAAATTGCGAAGATGGCAGCGGCGGCGGCTCCCGACAAACCTGAAGAGACTATTTCGCGGCCATTGTCTGTACACGGTCCCGGGACGAACGAAAAATATTTGTTCGGGATAGCCTCTCCTGTTTTCTCGATGGATAAACGGTGGAATCGCATCGCTCAGAATCCCGGTTATGCCGCTATCTCTGCAGTCGATGAAGATCGCGATGGTGTTGCATTCCGTAGCGCTGTAAGCGAATACGGCAAGACTGTCGCAGAGCGTTATGCCTTCTTGAAGGCAAACGGTATGCTGAATCCTAATAAACTCGCCGCTGGAGAGTTCAGTACGAACACTTCCGATTTGTCGAAAGCAGGACTTGGAGATCAATATGTCGTTATTCGGCAAGATGCTCTTATTGCGCATGTTTTGCAGCGTTTAGCTGTGACAAACATCTTCCCTGTTCGGTCCAACGTGCAGGATCGAGAGCTTATGACAAATGCCTTCTTCGAGCAGGTTTCACAAGCTTGGCAACCCGGACGCGTCTTCAAAGGAGGCGTTAAGCTTCAGCCCGAAATGGGCTATGTGGATGATTCGATGACTAAGCTCTATTTCCCCCAAATGAAGGAGATAGAAAGGCTGTATATCGGATATCTCAATACGAACGGCAGCGACCCGATCAAATGGAACATGATCGAATGGATGATAGTCAACATGATGTTGCAGATGGCTTCGGAACAGAATCATCGCCATATCATGGGGATCTATCTCAAGCCAAAGGATGGCGTTGCAGGTCACTACCTCAACGCAGGAACAGGCGTTGTTTATTCGCTCCTCCGCTACATGCATGAGAACAAGCTTCGTCCGCTTGAGCATCCTGCTTATGACGGTTACACCGAGAGCACAATGCTCGATGCGGTGATCGAGTTTGCGAAAGACGTTCAGTCCGTCATCGACGTAGACCAGAACATTGCCAACTACCGTCTCTACCTGAACGAACGCCATAAGCCCTGGTATGCTGCGAATATTCGTCAGAAATACCATTTGGACTCGGACTTTTCCGGTGTGAGCAGCTTGATGAATACAGTGCCGGACACAGCACTTGCCATTGAGTGGGTGCCGAATATGGAGAACTTAACTCTCATGTTTGTTCAAGAGCCGGGCAACATCCAGCTCCTCGAGAACGTTCCGGGCGAGATGTTCTCTATTCGCATGAAAGATGAGATGGAAGCCGTTATCGCTTGGTCGGTCTGGAAAGAAGGGGCAGCTGCGGCTTTCGTTGGATTTCCATTCTCAAGCTATGAGGAGCTTAAAGCAAATGAATTCGCACATCAGCGCATCTTCATGAACTTGCCGTGCGTGAAGCTTGAGCCGGCTGCTACAACAGCGAATGCGTCAAAAGGATTTATTTTCCTTGTTGGCGAGAACTCAGCTCCGACTGCATTGACCGACATCGAGAATGCTAAGCAGGGTACTGCTTACATCTTGCGATGTGGCGCTCACACTGCGAATGCGACAACGATCGCCAAGAGCGGAAAGTTTGTCGGTATTACAGCCGCCTTCACTCCGAAAAAGGAAGGGGACTACATCATGGTTGCGCTCAACGACGAGGGGAACGGCTTCGTCGAGCTCGAGCGCTGCCAGGATGGTAAGAGAACGATCAATCAGAAACTCCAGCCGAACGTTCCCGGCGGACGATAAATCTTTGACAGGGGCGCAGGTGTACACTTGCCCCCTGTCTTAAACTCTCAATCAATATGAAGAAGAACAAAATCAAAAAACTTGCGATTGCCCTGCTCGGCATTATCGCTTTACTCTTGTTGGGGGCAGTCTTGCAGGCACATGGATTTCTGGGTAATCTGGTGAGTGCCCTCCCTCTGACGACCGCAGCAATTGTACCAATTGCCGACATCAAAGACGTCCCGGACATCGAGGTAGCCGGGAAAAGCTTGGGTTATCGATTACGACTTATTAGATCCTCTGACGTCGACCGAGCACAGAAATTTACAGCAGACGAATCCAAGCCCGGGGCTATCAAAAAAATCCCATTACTGGAGGGAGCAAAGATTACCAACATAGAATGTCATGCTATTCCTGAATTTACCAGCAAGGGGTCAAAAGGAGACATCACGGTCTCCGGCACAAATACAATTGTAGCTGTGCTCGGAGGTTTCCGCGAGGACACGCTGAGGTTCATCGAGCAGCACGTTGGAGGAAAATTCCTCGTGATTTTTGAGGAGTGCGGACCTGAGGGCAAGGCGTACTTGGTTGGGGACGTGTGTAAGCCGATGGTTTTGAAAGAGTTTGACAACCGGAATAATCATGACAGCCGCAGCTGCGTGGTTACCTTCGAAAACGAAAGTATCTACCAGCCTGTGTTGTACACGGGCGGAGAAAACAATGGTGCGTAATGTATAACTACAAAGACAAAGCCGTTCACGTGAGAGATCTCTTGCGTGAACGCTTCGCAGACACGGACCGTGAAATTCTTCGCGCGGTGTCTCCGAATCATCCTGAATCCCTCTGTGTTCGTCCTGCCAGTCAACGACATGAGATTGTCTTGCACGCGCTGTTGGATATTATTACAAGAGAGGAAGTAGAAAAGAGAAGGGAAGCAATTCTGAATCCTGCTCCTGTAGATGGAGATGGTGATTCCGAAAGCGTAGAGGATCCCACCCCAGCTCCGACTCCCGTCGATGGAGAAGACAATGCAGAAGATGTGGACAATCCAGCTCCTGCGGAAGATAACTCGTTACTATCAGAAGTCGCCGATCAGGCTAATCAGCTTGAAGGTCGAGTCGATGATCTGGAGGAACAGGTATCAGACCTATCGGACGAATTGAATGCGGAAAAAAAAAGCGAGCCGAAACCTCAAAAAAACAAAAAGAAGAAGAGTACCCACTAATCAGGTGGGGAAACCTTGAAGACCCTAAGGTGCAACTCGCTACTGTATTGTATAACTCCCGCATCAACGATTATCGTCTGATGCGGGAGTTGTCGGATAGGATCGACAAGTCTTCTCCTCCAGCAGAGAAAGATATAATCGCTTTGGCGGAAACCCAGATTCGGCAAAACCTCGCATTCAAAGAGCTTCGTAATTACAACCTTACGGGGGAGTTTCTTGGCGAGCATCCGCTTATAATCCACCAAAAAGAGTACAGCGATCTTGAGTTGCTTCGAAAAAGCAATCCTTCTGCATTCCTCAACGAATATTCCAAATGCGCAAAGAACGTGCAGCGATACAAGGGGTATATCAAAGACCCGAAAAAATCAAAAGAGAAAGAAAACAATGAACGACTCCTCGAAAAACACATGGGGAGGATAGACGTATTCAATAAAATCTTATCAGATGAGAACGATAACAGTATATAACCTTGGTAATCTGCCAACGGCCGATGTCGCAGAGTTTATAGAACTTCAGGAAGATTTCAAAAAACCTGATGAGGCTAAGCTGCAGAACCTTCAGATGATAATCATCGAGCGAGGGTTTAAGTATGCCTTCACGGTATGGGAGTCTCCTGATGGTAAGAAGTATATCATAGACGCACACCAGCGGAAAGCAGCGCTTCTCGCACTCAGGAAAAGAGGATGGAATATTCCTCCTATCCCATTTCAGCCGATACAGGCAGAAAACAAGAAAGAAGCGGTAGAAGAAATCGCTGCTTTCAACTCATCCTTTGGAACGATGAATCCGGACACGCTATTGTTTCAGCAGTACGAAATCGATAAGGATACGCTTGGTTCTTTCAGTCTCCCGTTTGAGGCGGTTGCTTTTGAAAATGTCGACATGGGATCTGTCGACTATGGTGTTTCCGCTACCACAGATGATCCGGAAGATTCTTTCGAGGAGGAGGAAATAAAAGTCCCAGATTATGACAAGGCTATAAGTAAGACGGGAGATATCTGGAAGCTTGGAGAACACAGGCTGATATGTGGAGATTGTCAGTCTAAGCGCGTTGTTGATGCTCTCATGCAGGGAGCTAAGGCAGACCTGTGTGTAACAGATCCACCTTATAACGTGTCATACGTCGGTGAAACGGAGGATATGATGACTATCGATAACGACGACATGTCGAATGACGAATTCTTGTCATTCCTGCGCCAAGTGTTCAAGTCTATAAAGGGGGTCATGAAGCCGGGTGCGGGAATCTACGTATTTCACGCAGACACAGAAGGCTCGAATTTCCGTCGAGCGTTTGTTGAAGCAGGGTTCAAATTCGCGCAGTGCTGTATCTGGGTTAAAAGCTCTTTTGCGATGGGGCGTCAGGATTACCAATGGCAGCATGAGCCCATCTTGTACGGATGGGTCCCTGGGGCTGCGCATCGTTGGTACTCGGACCGTAGACAGACAACCATTTGGCCGTTCGATCGCCCGAGCCGTAATGCGATACACCCAACGATGAAGCCTATCCCGCTCATCTGTTACCCAATTCAGAATTCTTCAAAGCAGAGGGATATCGTTGTCGATTTCTTCTCTGGTAGCGGATCGACGCTTATCGCATGCGAAAAGACCGATCGTATTTGTCGCGCTATTGAGATTGACCCGGGATATGTAGACGCCTCTGTTCGTCGTTATCGACAGCTGTTCCCGGAAAGCCCTATAACACTGATTCGAGATGGAAGAGAGCTCTCTTTTGCTGAAACAGGATTATAGTGCCAAAGTCCGCACCTTCGGTTCTCTCGGTTACTCTGCCGAGAGAATCGCGGATTTGCTTGGTCTTAGCGGACAAGAGCGGTCGATATTTCTCATCCGCTTGAGCACGCACGGTGATCCGTTAAATACTGCATATCGAAACGGAGAAGTGCTCGGGGAGTGGAATATAGACGCAGCTTTGTCCAAACAGGCCGAGGGCGGAGATGTGGATGCAATAAAACTGCGAAACGACCGTATGCTTGAGCGGCAAATCGCAGACATGAAAAAAGAGAAATTCGGACTATGACGGTATTGGAACAGCTGCACAAGCTTCATCCGGACATCGTGGAGGCCTTCCTGTTGACGGGAAAGTCTTCCGCGATGACGCCGGAGGTGCAAGCCTTCGTGCGTCAAATTCAGTGGGCTGCTGAGATATACGGATCTGAGCGCAATATCTCGCGCGCGGCAGGCAAGCTGCGGATGCGTATCCTGGCGGAGCAAAAAACAGTTGTAGACATACGTACCTGTAAATCTCGTATTTATAACGCAATTGCCTATTTCTCTATCGATAACAATGTCGCCACAAAAATCTGGGAAAGCGATTTTGCAGATAAGTATGAGGATCTTGCTTCTTTGTCGATCCTCGCTGGCGATATTAAGACCGCGAAGCGCTGCTACGACTCTGCGCACGAATGCCGCGTTCGCGCATCAGAGGCAGCCAACAGAGAAAGTGCGTGGGCTCCTGTATTTATTATCTCCCCGGACATAAGCTTGACGCAGCTTGGATTTGAGACTAAGAACCTAAAGGCTATCGCGAGGAAATCTAATGATGGTTTTTATGCTCGATTCCTCGAAGATTTACCAATCGACAAGGCGGATAAGATACGCCTATTGAATGACGCAAATATCGAGGACGCGACATTTGAAGAGCTCGAAACAGAATGAAAAAAACACAGCTCCAACCTATCGAATCTCCGACCCTGCAGGAGGATATCCGTGAAGGATATTATATGAATCTCATGCAGATAAGAGCGAACCTCATCGACGCAAACGTGCAGATTATGGAGGTCGCTCGGGCGGGAGGAAAAACTGAAGGCGTATTTGGTCCTCGCATTGTCAAAGTCGCGAACTCCATGCCGGGAGAACTCGGGTTTCTCGTGCATAAGACATACGCCGCACTATTGACGAACATCTGGCCAAACGTCCAGGCGTGGTTCGCTCGTCCGATACACGATGGACGTAGGTCCATGCTCGAATATGGAGTAGACTATATCGTCGGGGAGGGAAAGATTCCGGGGCACTTTCGCCGCCCCCGATATCCCATCGTGTATCCGAAACATAGTATATTGTTCAGGAACGGGTTTCATCTCCAGCTTGTTTCAAGCGATCAACCTGAGTCTGTTGCAGGTAGATCGGGTGTGCATGCCTTCATCGAGGAAATGAAGCACCAAAAAGGCGAGAAGTTGAAAACCCGCCTTTTCCCATCTTTGCGTGGGTCTGACATGCGGGCGAGACAATCTCCTTATTATCAAGGAATCACGGGCGTTTCAGACACCGCCCGCGTTGATTTAGGCGAAGACAATTGGTTCGAGGAATATGAACGCAATATGAGTCGTGAGCTTATCGACGAAATCGCCACGGTCTCATATCACGTAAACAAGCTGCTGTTCAGACAGAGCGAAATCGAATCGAAGAACAAATCAGAAAAAAATCCAGTCGTGCAGGAGGCTGTCAGGCTTGAGCTTGAGAAGATCCAGCGTGCACTCGCTATCTGGACTCCTCGCCTGTCAGAGATGCGACGAAATGCTACGTATTACGCGCGTGCGTCTTCTTTTGTAAACAAGGATATCTTGGGTCCGAAATTCTTCCGGACTCAGCGAGAATCACTCGACATCGATGAGTTTCTCACGGCGATTTGCGCAATTCGTCGGCGCGCTGTTGTCGATCGCTTTTTCGCGGCCTATGAACCTTCGAAACACCAATTCTCGGATAGTATTAAGTATAACGAGATACTGAAGGTGGATCTGAAAGATCACTTCGAGCTAAACGCTTCTCACTTAAAATATTACGACCCTGATCGCGAACTATTACTTGGGTATGACCCTGGTGCTTTCGCATCACTGGTGGTAGGGCAAGAGAATGAGAGCGTTGATACAATGCGGTTACTCAAAGAGTTCTTCACTATCGCCCCGAAAGGGCAGGCCGAGATGGCTGCAGAATTCCATCGCTTTTTTGGCTCTTATGCAAAGAGTAAACGCCTACTGCTATACTTCGACCGTGCTGCTAATAAACGTCGCGAGGATGCGGAGCAGATAACGACAGATGCCAAGCTGCTGCAGCGCGAGCTGGAAAGCTATGGTTTTGACGTCGAACTGATGGACGAAGGGCGGGCGACGATATACCATTGGCAGCAGTACAAGCTGCTGTTATATATATTCAGCCGCAACAACTCCATGCCTCGGGTGCTGATTGACGACGTGATGTGTCCTAACCTGTGCTCTGCCATTATGTTGTCGCCGAAAAAGACAACGGACGGGCGTATCGAGCTGGACAAGTCAAGCGAGCGAAAAGTGCAGCTCCGGCATCAAGCAGGACTCACAACACAGCTGCCGTCCGCTCTTATATACCTTTTGTTTGGTCGTTACTCCGGACTAATGCCGGCGGAATACAGCCAATTACCGCCCGATTTACCCTCCAATTCGATAGCATAACCACCAACATTTGACACAATAATCTTTCGTGCGCATAGTAAAAAAAGCACTGTTTGACACCGAAATACAATACAATCCGCTGATAATGAGCGTTTTGTTTTTTTAGATTGAAACCCGGGAAAAAACAAACGCGAGAAATCTGCACGCCCCGCTGTCTCCTCCGTTGAGGGCGCATTGCGCCCCACCGGCGGGAAATGTGACGGAAGGGGGTGGGGGTGTCCTTTTGAAGCGCGTGTTGCGTCGTTAGCTTCGCATCGTGGAAAGTATAAAAGGGATAAGAGCGCTCGAGTGGGCTCGAGAGCTCTCGAAGGTGCCAGAAGGATGCTTCTCTATCGCCTTTTACCCATACAGCCGCAAGCAGCGTCGGGCTGGGGTAACCCTGCGCGTCCTGTCAGGTTGTAAGGTGCGTAAATCGCTTCCGGATGAGGCTTTTTCTGTCGGAAGCGAAAACTACTTTTTGTTTCAGGACAAAGACGGTAATAATAAAATGTGTTATAAAGCTTTGATCCGCTACATGGGATTTCCCCATGACGGGTTCGCATTACGTAAAGTGGAATGGATATGATACAGCAGATAGGGCGGTTCGGGGTATATAGCGGTGATGGAGATGTTATCGCGTTCAGTATCGATGGGCTTGATGATCCCGTCTTCTCCTCTGCCCCACCGGCGCGGTCGGCAGGACGCAAGAGCGACTCTTATCGCAGAGTCGGAGATTTTCGATTACTCTGTCGGGGTGTTGATGACCGTTCTTGTGAGGAGATCGAGTCCGCGCTAAAGGCGAATCGTCTAATGCCGTCTCTGATCAGCAAGCAGGTGCGCTTACTGTATGGACGTGGACCGCGTATATATCTCCGCTCCGGGGAGGACGGAGAGGACGGCGTAAACAAGAACTGGGTCGCGCAAGAGCAGATCCAGTCCTGGCTGGAGAGTTGGCAAGAAAATGGACTTGATATGTCCTATACGGACTTTGCCGCTTCTTGCATTAAGTCCTACTATTTCTTTCGCGATTATTTCGTCAAGTGGCGGATGTCCTTATCTCCAGGCGTAGGTGCTGCTCCACGCGTAGCCGGACTGGAGTTTGTCGATAATAGATTCTGTCGGCTCGGTACGACGAAGAAAGAGAGCGACAGAACGCCAACGTCGTACTCCGACTTTTCAGTTGTGGCGTTTGGCGACTTCAGGCAATCTTCGAACACTTACAAGATATATCCATTGCTGCGACTGAAGGAGGTAGAGAAGTATAAGTTTGCCGCGATCTCTCATCATCGTGAGGGCAGCCCCGGCGAGGTGTATGGTCTGAACGAAGTCTATGAGGGTATCAAGGAGTTTCTGAAAACAAGCAACGAGTTGCCTATCTATGTAGGCAGCTTTCTCGAGAACGCCCTGGCGGCTAAGGTGCATGTTGTGATTCCAAATGCTTGGGTAGAGGCGAAGAAAGCTCAGATAAAGGCGATATGCAAAGAGAACGAGAAGAGGGTCAAGGCGAACCTGTCGCCTGTCTCCTTTGAAGGCATCAACGTCGGAACGGAGTATAAGGAGTCGGACTTGGCAGCGCTGATACAGAACCAGCTCCGTCAAATCTCCCGCTTTTTGTCCGGATCTCGCAATCAGGGGAAGGCCTTCAGCTCTTATTCCTTCATGGACTCTTCTGGCAATGAACAGCGTTGGAAAATAGAGGAGATCGACCTAAAATATAAGGAATATATAGAGGCTCTGGACTCCCACGATAAGCGTATCGACGAAGTACTTGTATCCTCTGTCGGACTGGATCCATCGATATCCTCGATCAGCAAGCCCGGGATGATATCAAAGAGCGGAGCAGATACGTACTACAATCTGTTGCTTTATCTAATGACGCTCACCCTTGATGATGAGAAGTGCTGCGAGCCCTTTAACCTCGCAATTCAGATCAATTTTCCCGACCTGTATAAAGAGGGGTACAGGATCGGTTTCTTCCGCCCCCTCCCGGCTAAACAGTCCGAGGTAAGCCCCGAAAATCGACTATCCAATCAAGCCTCAGAATAATGGACATACAGACCCTTTTTCCCGACCTGGCCGCCTTGCGGCGATACGCACCCGGTATCAGCGCCGGCAACTCGCTGCACGACCTGCAGGGCATGCTGCCGCATGCGGAGAAGCAAGTTGCCGGCATCGTTGGTGGGCAACTGTTAGACAAGCTGCTTACTGCTGCGGAGACAACACGCGAGGGGGGAGCCATCCGCTCCGCATTCGCGAATCTCCTACTGCTTAAGACAATCACCTTCGATTCCGTTAACAAGCGCCTGACGGGCGAAAAAGACCTGTACCGGTACGAGGTTGACTCCATGCGAAGGGAATACACTGACAACTACTATAATGCGATGGATACCATCTTGTCTGTTGTCAGTAGCGAAGCGGAGTACGCCGTTTTGTGGGAGGGGAGCCGGTGGGCTTCTCTGCTGAAGAATGTGCGCATAGTTTCGTGTTCCGACTTCGATTCCCTGTATCCGATCGACTTGTCGTATCTGTTCTTCTTCAGAACGCTTCCTTTTCAGAGAGAAGCACTACTTGAGCACGGAGCCATCTTCGATCGTCTTGAAGAAAAGGAGACAGAGGATCCGGCTATTGTCAATTATGAGGCTCTGACGCTTCAGGCTCGCTTGGCTCTTGCTAAGCTCGTTGTTGCCCTTGCGCTCGAGCGGCTGGACGTTACCGAGCTGCCGGCTGTCATCCGTAACCTCTTTGTAGAGCAAAAAGCGCTCCGAACGGGCTACGACCCTGCGACAGCAACAGCGGCGATGGCAAGTCGACTGCGCTCGGAGGCTTCAGTCGCTTTGTCGACTGTATCCATCGCCCTATCGGACACGCCGGACGCTGGCGGCTCGGGTATCAGGGCAACGGCAGAAGACAAGATCATACTCATGCCATGAACAATCAACAGATAACGATAGCGACTGCAACAGGGATATATACCATCCCCAATCGCTGGTCGCTCCTCGACCGGCGTCTGTTCCTCGGGACCATCGAGATTATCGATAGATGGCATGCGGGTATGATCAGCCCGATTGTGGCGCAGTCCATGTATGTCTGCTTGGTGCTGGACATCGACCCGACCCGCATCAAAAATGAGGAGGGCATGCGCAATCTGTATTCTATCGCAAGGATGATAGGCTTCCTCTTCGACTACAATGAGGACAAGGAGGAGGCTCGCTTGCGGGAGCCCGTATTCGCACTGCAGCTGTTCCCGTCTGTTCAGATCGGAGGGCAAACGTTCCCTGGATATGATGTTTGTACCTCAGGGGGCATGCTCTCTGTCGATATCGCCGCTCTGCGCTTTATCGATGCCCTTCAAGCGCTGGGGGACAGCAGGGATGAGTCTATGCTGCGCCTCGTGCTTACGCTCTATTGCCCGGGCAGCTATTCTTCTTCTGATGTGCATAGACTTTCCGCGACCCTCTACCCTCAAGTGAGGGCGGAGGAGTGGAGCGTCATCCGAGCTGTCGCTTTTCAGTTTTCCGCCCTGGCAGCCTACATTTTCCGCCATCCGAGGTATGCCATCTTGCGTGGGTCCGGCGAATCGGATAAGGGCGAAAAGTCGGAATACGCTCTCGGCATGGAAGCTTCGCTTTATCACCTCTGCGCAGATGGGATCGGTACGGCCGATCAGGTGGAGCAGCTGCCTATTTTACAGTACCTTGAGCTGATGCGACAGAAGCTCATCGAGGGGGTACGCTCGATGAAGGAAATGGGTATGGAGATTGAAGAAATCGCGGATAAGTCGCGACTGGGTGTTGTAACTGTAGCAAAGATTCTGCAATGACTCACGGAGCACTATTTGCAGGGCTCAATGTATTAGGTCTTGCCTTTAAGCAATTAGGCGTCGAGACTCTGTGGTGTTCGGAGACTGACTCTTTCTGCCGCGAGCTTCTCAATAAAAATTTCCCAAAAACAAGACAATATGGAGACATCAGAGCAATTGAGAACCTACCCTACGTCGACATTATTTCAGGGGGATTCCCCTGTCAGGATATCTCCGGCGCCGGCCCCGGACATGGTATCCGTGGCGCCCGATCGTCCCTTTGGTTTGCAATGTCCAATGTCGTATCCAAAGCCCGTCCAAAATATATCATCATTGAGAACTCCCCTATGCTCGTCAAGAGAGGGCTCGAGCATGTATTGTTCGACCTTGCCGAAATCGGGTATGATGCAGAGTGGCGCTGTCTTCGAGCTTCCGACTTCGGCTATCCGCACAAAAGAGAGAGGCTCTTTCTCGTTGCTTACCCCGACAGCTTCAGATGCCTTGCGCAAGCGCATAAAGCTCGAGTCTTTAGCCAAGAGATTCCGGAAACATCCAAACGGGAACTTGTCCGAGCAGTTAGCGGGGAAATACGGAATAAGGCTAACAGCGAAATTCTGCGAGATGATGATGGGACTCCCTTCGTCCTGGACAGAATTAAAGCTTTAGGCAATGCGATTGTTTATGATGTCGCGCTGTATGTCGCACGCAGTGTTTTGTCTTTTCATTCGGTGTTACACTCTAATCTTCCGCAATAATGTTTAGAGAGATACTTCTTTATTTCGCTAAGTTCAGCAGCCGAGACGGCGTGCTAAGGAACTTCAGCACCGGCAGAAGCACGATAGGCGGCTATGCCGAACTCCGTGACCAGCTTGAGGCAATCGACTATCTGGAGGTAGTCCCTGAGTTTATCTTCAGCCCCCACCTCGACAAGGTGCGATCTCGCGTGTCAGGCATACTGTCTGTACCGTATTTATTCGTCGATTATGGCGAGATAACACATGAAGCTGCCGTCCCTGGTCAGTATCGTGATGAGGCCTCCTTGGCCGTCACTGTAGCCTTTCCGCTCAAGGATGCCAGCGCAGACCCGATGGAGCAGCTCCTTATCATGGATGACTGCCTGCGCAGACTGGTGGATATCCGCAATCGCATCCTCGCAATCCGGTGCCCATCCGATCCGTACTATAAAGGCCTCGCTCGCGCCCACCAGCTTGTGCCCTTCGAGGCGCCGGAGCTCTTTTCTGTTGGATGGACTATGACGTTCAGCCGAGACGGCTTCGATTCTCTGAGTGCAAAGCCTATGCGGTAGCGTATGACTTGAGCCGTATGAATAACCCCACTCGAACAGTTGCAGACGCTCTGTCTCTGAGTGTTTATTGTGTGTCAAAGTCTTTGCAGATCAGGATTTGAGCCCTTCTATTCCTTTCCCGAGAGCAATGTATGACGAAAAATTTTTCTTGTTTCGTAAAACAAAGTGTTTATTTTTGCGTTATCAAAGTAAACGGACAGGTAGAGATTCGTCGCTCCGCCTGTCATAAACAGGAAAAAATATGGCATACCTAAAAAACCTATGGCGGTTTATCGTCAATGGCTTTCGTGTATTCGGCGAAGCGTCAAGAGGGCAGTATAACACCCCAATCAAGGAGGTGGAAGAATACAAACAAGAGTTTTTGCAGAGAGATGTGTCCGAATTGTCCGATGCGGCTAATATGGCCTCTGACAGGGCTTCTATTGAGAGAGATGTAAGAATCTCTTGGCACAAACTCACATCTTCTTGCGATGGCTAAGGGCAAGATCACACATCGCAGTGTAGAGAACGGTTTGGAACGGCAGTCCCAAACCGATCTCACCATAGACACGGCACCGCTACCGCCTGCCGAAGAACTCGAAAAGTATCAGAGACTGAACCCCGATATTATTCGCTTCTTGCTTGATGCAGCAGAAAAGGAGCAAGCCAATAGGCATTGGGCTGAGAAAGAAAAAATAAAAATTGTTTCTCGATCTGAGAAAAGAACTACACAGATCAATGTAACCGGTATGGTGTTTGCTTTTTTTGCGATCGTCGTAATTTTTTTGGTCTGTGCATACGCACTTTATTTAGACAGAACATGGTTTGCCGGAATTATGGCAACATTGGGCGTTGCAACTATTGTGGGTTCTTTCACTCAGCAGCGCAATGAATCTAAGAAATGACTTACTGAAAACGTAACCCTACTTTCTTCTTCCAGCCCGCTGCGCTCTTTTCGAGGTGGCGGGCTAATTTTTTTTTTGCGAAATGCTTGCTGTTTCAAAAAGAAACTATATATTTGCAGTGTAATCAATCATTGGTTGGCGGGAATTACGACCTGCCACTTATTTGCGGCAGGTATTTTTGTATCCCTACCACAGTCTTAGGATATTTGCGGTATCGCACCCCCGTCGCTTCATCTTAATGGAGAAGCAAGCCAGCCAAGGTTGATTACAGCGGGTCAGGCGATGCCGCTTTTTTCATCGCTTATATAATGTAATCAACATGGCAACAAAAAGAACCGCCCTCAAGGGCAAGAAGACGGCGAAGGCTGCAGCTGCGCAGCTGCCGCAGGAACCGCAAGTATCGCTCAAGCGATGCCATCGCTCCACCCAAGAAATCCTCGCGAAGCTGCGAGAGGTCATGACAGACTTCTTCGCCATCGATGATCTACTCTCTTATGATGTAGATACCATCATGTTCGAAGACGAGATCACGCTTCGAATATCCGGCGACAACGCCCGCATGGATGTACGCATCGTATCTTTGATGCCGGAAGGAGGTGCCCAATGAGAACGACAAACCAATTCTTTTTCCGAAAGACGGGCAAGGATCCCAAGGAGATGGTAAGAGCGTGTATAGAGGAGATGCTCGGCTCTGTGCCAGATAATGAGGGCTTCACCCTTTCCGGGACACTTCGTGTTTCCACTTGGACTCCTGAAGAAGACGAAGGAGGCGATGATTGCTTTATAATCGAATCTGTTCACAGTTCGTTGAATAGCATTTCATATCAAAGAGTATTCACCCCTTCAGAATCCGGAAGACTATGATACGTACAGATTGTTTCTACACCGGGCGCTATGACGTCGAGGTAAACGGCAAGAAGACACCGTTGTATTTCTTTTCCATTCAGGACGATAAGCGTTGCGTTCATCCGGATAAGGAGGAAAACGCAGGAGGTCTTTTCTTCGAAGTGGAGTATGCCACCGCGGACGATCTGCGCTACATACAGCGCATGGTCACCGCATTAGTCGAAGAATGTTTAAGTAAGGAGGTGCCCAATGAGTGACGAAAATCCCACCCCGGATCTGCATCTGTATATGGATGCGATCCTGAGGCGCTTCCGCCCGTCTGATGCGGAGGATGCCACGCACTTCTTCACGACGGCGGAGGTGTGCGACGCGATCAGAGTGCTTAATCCGGAGATCAAAGGATTAGCCCTTGCTGTAGTGCATGACGCCCTCGTGGAGGCGGGATTCCGCCTCGGCTCTCCGCTCGGTATGCAGAGCCTGGCTTTCAGGTGGATGATGGAGGAAAAATAGTACATTCGCTGTATGATCACGAACGACATGATAAAGCGCGAGTTCATACATCGCACAGTCGGTAGCGGGTTCCATCGCATCAGTAAGATGCAGGAGCGCGCTGCCGCTCGCTCCTACACAGGCGGTACGGGTTATATGCGTAGCCACTTCGCGAGTGTGCCGCTTGCAGTAGAGAAGCCGGGCGAACGCTACGCCCTGCGTACGCTGGACTATACCCGTTTCCTTGACATCAAGTATGCCAAGGGCGCCGCTTATCGCTCCTCCGGTCGAGCTCCGCTCTACAACCGCGTGGTTTGGGGCGTACTCTATCGCAATGTCATCCCGGCTCTCAAGTATGAGTTCACCTCTCGGACGCGCGAGCGAATCAGAGAGGACTTATCTGCAATCAACCAACCCTAAAACTTATATATATGTGGGATATGACTCTTCGCCAGTTCTTGGCCGGCTTGCTCTACCTCTCTGTGACTGTGGTAGCTCTGCTGCACGTGTTGGAGGTACCGGAGCTTTCCAAGGCTTTTTGGTTTGTACTGGGGTATGCTGCAGTTACCACCATCGTAGCAGCTGCTGTTCGTAAGATGCTGCCGAATCGACTCGGCTTCCCTCCAAAGGATCTTGTGCTCGGGGTTTTCTTAATTTCCTTTTTCGGCTTGAGTTTCTTTTGGCTGTTGTTCCTGCATCCGCTTTGGTTGTTTATAGCGATACCTCTGTTCCTCATCTGCGGGAAGGCTCTCCTCCTGCTCTTAAGCATCGTGGCAGCCCTGTTCTGATGGCCGCTAAAGGCATCATCGATGCTGTCGCCCCTGTCCTTTAGGATGGGGGCTTTTTTGTGGACTTTCGCGCCATATCAACAAGGGATATATGGCACAGAGGCAAAAGGATGATATCATCAATGTCGTGTTCTCGGTTAATGCGAGTAAGGCACAGCAGCAGATACACGATCTGACTGCTGCAAACAAGGACTTGACGAAGGCTAATCAGGAGCGGCTCAAAAAGATGCGCGAGCTGGAAGTGCTCGGTCGCAAGGAGCAGCAAAGCTACAAGAATCTGAAGGCCGCCTATCTGGAGACTCGCAAGTCCATCGGCGACAATAATCGCGCTATCGAGCAGCTGCGGAGCAACCTCAGTCTTACGAATATGAGCTACAGCGAGCTGCATCGAGAAGCTAAGCGGCTGAAAGCGCAGCTCGACAATACCAGCCGGTCTCTCAATCCGACCGAGTGGAGTGCTCTCAATGCACGTCTGCAAGAAGTGCGTCGCAGCATGAAGCAGGTGGAAGTGGGTGCTTATTCGGCTCAAAAAAGTCTGTGCGCCTCTATCAAGGAAGCCGTAGCCTATCAGGTGGGGCTGCAGAGTCTGGTGCTCTTGTTCTTGCGCCTGGTCGGAAATATCAAGGATTTCGTTCGCGAGGGTATCCGCATTGCCGGCGTGGCGCAGGGTATCGATGAGGCCTTCAGCCGAATTGCGAATAAGGACTATCTCTCTTCTCTTAGGGAGCAGACAAAGGGGCTGCTTAACGACAACTTCCTCAAGAAGTTTACCGTTCAGGCGAACAACTTGGGTATTCCGATCGAGCACATGGGTAAGCTGCTGGCGTTTGCACAGCAACGAGCGAAAGACACAGGGGAGAGCGTGGAGTATCTCTCTGAGTCTATTGTCAAGGGGCTTGGGCGCAAGAGTGTGCTCATCCTTGACAACTTGGGGCTGTCGTCCGTCCGTATCAATGAGGAGTTCAAGCGCACAGGAGACTTCGTCGCTGCTGTCACCAAAATTGTCGATGAGGAGATGTCCAAGGTGGGCAAGAGCCTGGATACGGCAGCTGAGGCGGATGTTCGCAGGGCGGTACGCTGGCAGAATCTGCAGGAGCGGATAGGAGGCTATCTGGTCAAGTTCTCGGATATGCGTAACAAGATCGAGTCGGGGTTCGTCGACACCCTCGACCGGTCCCTATCATGGATCGAGAAGCATTGGTCTAAAATCACACTGTTGTTTTATTCGCTCTCCTCTGCCATCGTGGTGTATAAGGCCGCGGTAACGAGGACCATCATACTGGAGAAACTTCATGCTTTTTGGCTTGCTGCTAAGCGTGTGTCCCTCATCGCTTCTTCTTCCGCTTATGCCCTCTTGACGGGCAATATCCTCCGCGCCAAGGCTGCGATGCGGATGCTGAACATTGCCATGAAGGGAAACCTTTGGGGCTTGGTGGCTGCGGGCGTTGCTGCAGCAGGAGCGGCTCTTTATAACCTGCACAGGCGTGCACAGGCTCTTACGGCCGAGAAAAAAGCCCTCCTGCAGGTGTCTAAAAAGGCAACCGAAGAGTTTCAGTCGCAGGCGGCAAAGGTGGACGTGCTCTCGAAGACGATCGAGAACAACAAGCTGAGCGTCGACGCTCGTCGTGCAGCAATCGAGAAGCTCAAAGAGATCATGCCGTCTTACAACGCCACGATCACGGAAGAGGGCGTACTGATCAATCACAACACCCTTGCAATAAGCGAGTATCTCCAGCAGCTCGAAAAGCAAATAAAAATGAAAGCCGCTCAAGAGGAGCTGGAAGAGGCTTACAGAAAGAAGCGGCAACTGGAGAAGCAGCAAGAGAAAGACCGTGCGGCTGTCAAGAAGGCGAAGGACGACTACGACCTCCGCAATAGTCTCGTCAGCTCCCAGGCGAACAGCAAGCTGTCCGGATCCGGCATGCGGCAGCTGGGAGTCGGGATGCAGACAAGTGGGCTCGCGTCCGATTTGTCTGCGGCGAATCGTGCTCTCGAAAAGACTACTGCAGAGCTGGAGAAGAATCAGTCTGTGATAGATGCCCTCGACAAAGAGATCACGACCTCTACCCAATCTCTCACCTCCGGTGCGTCCAAGACGGCGGCCGCAACCGTATCGCTGATCAAAGTGCAAGAGGAGCTACTGGAGCAAGCGAAGCTGCTGCCGGAAACCTCCGAGGTGGAGATTGCGGCTAAGAACAAGAAAATCGAAAGCATCGAGAAAGAAATAGACCGTCTTCGTGATCTCGGGCGCACGTCTAAGGGTGCCGCCGCTTCTGCTGCAAAGGCGGAAAAAGACCGTATCGAGTCGGTAAAAAGCGCCTCTGTGGAAGAAATACGTCTCTTCGAGGAGACGCAGACGCGTATCCGCTTGGAGGCCAAGAAGCAGCAGGCAGCAGGCAAGATTACGGCTGAGACCTATGGGTCCATCGTGGCAGCAACGGAGAAAGCATCTGCGGACTTTCGGCTCGAGCAGTATCGAGAGCTGTACCGCACGCTGGAGAACCTCGAAGTCAAAAACGGCAAGGCCAAGAAGCGCGCGCTCGATGAAGCTTCTGCGGCCATCCTTAAATCTGAAGAAGAAGTTATCGACAAGCGCATCGCGCTGAATGCTTCCTTGGCCGCCATCGGCGAAAAGGCCTTGGAAAAGGTGTTGAGGAAGCAGCAAGAGGCAAAGGAAAAAGCAGAGAAAGCGAGGGTGGCGAGCAAAGCCAGCGACGAAATGCGTCAGCAGTTCGGACTTGTCGATCCGGACTTCGAAACGAAAATGAAGCTTGCTGCCCTCGATGAGTACTATCGACAGGAGCTGAAGAAATACAAGGATAATGCTGAAGTGCGACAAAGGCTCGCAAAGGTCTATGCTCAAGCAAAAGCAAAGATCGAGCTCGACGCCGAGGCGGAAAAACTGCAAACAATCGCGGGCATGGGCTTTGCCGGTCAGCTGGCCGCCTTCGCCCAGGAGATGATTTCTCTACGCGATCAGCATCGAAAGGGACTGCTCGAGGAGCAAGAGTATCAAAAGAAGAAAGCAGCCTTAAAAAAGAGATTCACTGAGTTCTCCATGAAGGCGGTGACGGAAATCGCATCTGCCGCTGCAGGCTACATGCAAGAGCAGGAAATGCTCGCTGTGGATCAGAAGTATTCATCCGAGATCGCAGCAGCACAAGGCAATCAGGAAAAGCTCCGCGAGATCGAAGAGCGAAAGGAAGCGGAAAAGCTCGCTATACAGAAGAAATATGCAGATATAAACTTCATCATCAAAGCTTCTGAAATCATTGCCAATACAGCGGTCGCAGTTATGAGGGCTATGGCGGAACTTGGTCCTATTGCCGGCCCGATTGCAGCCGTTGCCATGTCTGCAGCCGGCACGCTCCAGCTCGCTGTGGCCAATCAAGAGCGGATGAAGGTAAAGAACGCCCAGCCGGGCGGTGGAGGAAGCTCTTCTTCGTCCACCTCCGGCATGCCGATGCGCGTGGCCAGCGGACGCGAGGATGGCGGATATATAGATGTAGAGCGCGAGCAGGATGGCAAACGCTTTCGTGCGATGCACGAACCACGCCGGCGCGGCTATGTAGATCGCCCGACGGTGATAGTCGGCGATGGTCCGGCAGGTCGCAGTCGTGAGTGGGTGGCCAGCAACGATGCGCTTGCCAACCCGACGGTTGCACCTCTTATCCGTATGTTGGATGCCGCCCAGCTCAGCGGGCAGATCCGCACGATCGATATGGGAGCCGTGCTGCGCCGGCAGCTGGTCGGTCACCAGTCCGGCGGATATATCGCAGGATCCGCATCACGAGTAGACACGCCCCCACCAGCGACTCTACCAGTCGGCAGCAACGATCGCGCGGTGCGTGCGATGGAGCGATTCATCGATACGATGGAGCGCGCAGGTCGGGAGGGGATTCGTTCGACTGTCGTATTATCTGAGCTTCAGCGCAAGCAGGCGCTTGTCGACAAGGGTTCATCCATAGCCAAGAAAAAGTAATGACTATCAAACTGAAATCGGGAGAACAACTCGATCTCCCTGTCGACTTCTCAGTCGAGATCAGTCGCATCAACCCGTTCTTCTCCGAATACGGGGAGCATAGCATTCCCGTGCAGCTCCCGCCATCCCCCAACAATGCTCGCTTGCTGGGTTTCCCGCACGATGTCGGGATGGGGACTATCAAGACCTCTTTCGATGTCACGCTGCAGGATGGTATCTTTTTCTATCCTGCTAAAATGTCGTTGCTTTCTGCTAACGAATCGGAGGGATACGAGTGCAACTTCGTCTTAAATCTGGGGCAGATGTACTCCGCTCTGCAGGCGGACAAGCTGTCTGCTGTAGTCGAGAAGCAGTACACGCGCCTCGACTATACAACCGCCATCGCCGCAATGCTGCATCTCGAAGATGTTGCACGCAAGAATGAGATGACGGATGAAGACTTGATAGACATCTTCCCCGTGCTTGCGGATGCTCATATTTTGAATGAATATCAGGAAACGACAGCCCACCCGGGGCGGGTCTTTGCAGCGTACCGGGATCGTACGATCGACATAGATGGTCAGTCGACTGTGATCCCTGCCGGCTTTCTGCTCACGCCCTTCCTGCGCTTGCGTCCCTTGCTTGCTCGCGTTTTCAAACACTACGGCTATAAGGTCGTAGACTGGGGAGCTTTGTCGGAGCACCCCTATCGGGATATGGTGTTGCTGAACCATAACTACGACACGGTGGCAAACGGCTATATAACGCCGCTCCAGCTTGCTCCTGACTGCTCGGTGAGCGACCTTCTATCTGCCGTGGAGGGTAAGTTTCTATCTCGATGGGTCGTGGACGAATCCACTACCTCTATCCGGTTCGTGCACTTCGATAGCTTGTTGTCGGGGGATAGTACTGATATGACGGATCGGCTT